GCCCCCTCAACCGTGCGCGGTTGATTGTGCCCGACGGGTTTTTAATCTGGTCGGGCGTGGAACGTCCCACGCTCCAAGCGTGGGTTTGAGGTTGAGGTTGGTAACCTCGAACTGCGTTTTGGATGCTTTAATTGTAGTCTTAAGGCAAGCCAAAGCTTCTTCCTTACGAACGTTGACGTCCCAGCTCTTGGAGAGATGTGCTAAGCACAGATCCCAGCGCTGGGCGCGAGTGAGACGTTCGAGCTGACATAAAAGTCGTCGGCGCGGAAGAATGTATGGTTTGTCGCTAATTGCCAGACGCACCGCCTTCAGGTTTCTTCCCTCGGAAATGGACAGGATGTTTCGTACGACGCGGGCTCGCTTTGCGAGTTCGTGTCGGATGTCCTTCCTGGTCCGTTTCTCGGGGGGCGGACGGACTGCACCATGCTTCGCATTCCACGCAGCATTTTGCATCCGTTGTGCCTCGATCAAGACTTTATCGGTCGAGATCGTTGTAGATCCTGGAGACGGTTCGAGCAGTCTCAACGAAGAGCGCAATTGGGTTACCTCGTCATCGTCCGCCTTTCGAACGGATCGTCGGTTCAAACTTAATGGACCGAATTTGATGTACGAGATCACCGTCTCTACGGTGGCTTTACCGACTCCTCCACCCCCTGAGCCCAATGGGCCCGGGATGGTGTCGGGAAAAGCGAATCCTCTTGCCACTCTCTGCGCTAGACTAGATAAGACTTCGTTCTTATAACTCCTTGTGAGTGTGTCTACGACAGAGAGCTCGTTGAGCTGCGCTCTGGCTTTAGCAGCTGTGGCCTCGCCTATACGTAGGAGGGCCTGAGATCTGGCAATGTTCCCGCGACGTTCTACAAGACGTTCGCAGAAGACACCGTAACTTTCACTCCGGAAAGATTTACTGGTGTTGGGAACAAGGCCCATAACTCTCAGGTTCTCCTCGTACGCGTCCGCCACTCTCTTGGGCCACAGACCGATGAGGTCGTCTCCGCATACTGCGAACGACCTCTTGGACGCTCCCGAAAGGTATGCACAGAAGGCGTTTACGACGCACAGGACGAACCATCCTGGGCCGAGACCCATCAGTGCTCCACAGCGAGAGATGAATTTCTCATCGCTGTTCGGGAAGTCTATCTCATGGAAATTTATCGTTCCGGCTAGGGCGTCGTCCCACCATTCTGGCTTGCCAGTGATGTTGGTGACTTCGTTCAAGACGAATCGACTAAGATCCACTGAGATCGGATCTGTGCTCTTAGAGAGATCAGCAGAATACACTATCTTGGGATCTGCATCCCAGATAGCCGGTGCCACCAGTTCAATCTCGTTGTTTCGCAAGATGTCCTTAGTGACTGCGAACCCCTTCAATAAGGGTAGCAGACACTTGGTCATTGCTCTTGCGGCCCAAGCAACGGGCGCAGAATGAACGGTGGCAACACGGATTTTTCCGTCTGGCGTGATAATAGGCGCCAGCCTGCCAAATCGAGAGTTCTTTGACTCCTCGATACAGGCGCGGAAATGTTCTGCTGCGGTACGACGGCGACGTGTGAACATAAGTGCTCGTCTCTCTTCCGAGATGAGTCCTGGGTGTGAATCCCAGAGTCCGTTCGTGCACTCCCTGATATACTCCTCGGTGATTTCTTCCTGGTCCCCCCAAGGGATCGGGAAGTCCCAGGTTTTCCGTATTTCAGGGTTTGTTTCGAAAGATACTTTCGACCACGTCTCCGTCATTCGCGTGATTGCTCTTGCCCGTGCGTCGTGTTCGCGTTCTGATCGTGAACGCTGAGTGTGCATTTTGTACACGTACGCGCTACCTCCCTTTTGGATTGACTGCTCATAGCAGGCTGATCCGCCGGGAATTGGGATCGTGCGCTCGTCAAGCCCGACGAGCGATTTTCCCTTGAAGACCTTCTCGATGAACTCTTTAAGTTTATCCAAGATGGCCTTCGGTGGCATGGGGCTGGGCTCTTGCAATCGTAGCGAGGCAGAGCGACACTCATCCTCCACTTCTTCTCTACGGGGTTTTGGAAGGATGAGTCCTCGAGTTAGTGTGCTGGCGATCATAAGTCGTTGAGGGGTTTTTCCTCGGTTCGCAAGGTCTCCCGTGCCTGCTGTTAACTTTAGACGCACACTGTGTGCGAACGTTTTCAGCGACGTGGGGCCTCCGAACACAACGCTCCGGATGAATCTGTACATCCTCATTACGATGTGCCGGTTCCACGGGGAGTTTGTTGACTTCTTGAGATCGCCATACACCAGCTTGAGTGCTTCCGAAATAGCCAGCCAGTTCTTTCTGACTATTCGGAGGTTGTTCTTTTCGCAGTTTTTAAGACTACACTTTCGCATGGCCGCCCAATTTGTGGGTAATCCATGCACGACATGTACGCTTCCTCGATCGCAACCGAGGAGTGTAGTTGCCTCCTTGAAGAGAGAGAAGACGGATTGTAGAACCGTCGATCTTCTCTTTTCTTGAGGGTGACATGTCGCACTTAGACCATTTCGAATGGTCGGGGGTGCGATAGTTACGAAAGAACGATTAGAGGAGGACTGTCTTCGTCCTGCCTCCTTGGGCAATGCCCGGGGTTGGCCCAGCTTCGCTGGTCCTGCTGAATTGTTCCTTTGGTCCTTCGCCGAGCTCTTAGAGCGAGGCGTCGGACCGCCCGTCCTTTCGGAAGCAGCTCGGCTTCCTAGAGGTTCGGTGGATAGATGTCTTCTTACCCAGCGCGCAGCGGCAACTTGCTGTAACGCTAGGGCTCGATTGCCGGTCGTTGGCGCGAGATTTTCGACCTGGGCTTGTAACCCAGCGATCAATTTCTCGGCCTCTGCATCGCGATGTGAGTCGCTTACAGCCTTGAGCGAGCGCGCCCACGTGCTGAGTAGGCGGACACCTATCCACTTGAATTCTTGAGGTATAGCCTGTGTGAATTCCGATGGACGGGCGGTCTGGAGTCTTCTTCCTTTGGAAGACTCCGGAACGGGGGGGCGATTCCTTGATTGGCGACGTCGGGC